AGACACCGCATTAATCGATTTACTGGAAGATGAAACTCAGCTGCCTGATCTACTACTTGAACGGTCATTCATCAAAGAAGATGTACAGGATTTAATTGATGAGTTACCGGAGATGCAAGGTGCAGTTATTGCAATGCGCTATGGAATTGGTGAAAATTGTTTGGAGCCAATGTCAATGACAGCCATTGGTCAGCTGTTGAATATGTCAAGAGATAGAGTCCGAACACTAGAACAGAAAGCGATTCGTAATCTACGAGAAATGAAGTCTGAAATTGGCGGCTATCTGTAAATTACAATAAAGGTAGGTTTAAGTAATGTTGTAATGGACGTCACTACTGAAGTCAATAAATCACTCATTATTATGGGTGGAAGCGGTACTACATATGCACCATACTTAGCGAGTGCAAAGACCTTAAACTATGCAGCTGATAAGTCATCAATTAACAATGCCGCATTAGAAACAATTACAGCAATACCATTTACAGTTAAATATAGTGACACAGTAGGATTATTTGGAGCTGAAAATGTTTTCATAAAACTGCAGCTCAATATTCAAAGCTCATCTTCTGCATTTGCAAATAGCACTATCCCAGAAAATGATTACATATCAGTGTGGACATCTGTGGAAGATGGGACAATTAATTCCTATGATTCAGGTATATTTGATTTTGCAACAGTTGAAGGTATTGTCAATACTTACGAACCTTCGGAAATAAGCAATGATCTATCACAATTTAGAAATATGTACGTCAGGCTTGATTTAAAGAATTTAAAAACTGGTAACAAGTATATCGATAGCTGGTTTGATGTGCGAATCTATACACGTGATAAAAAAGAATATCCTTATGATACTATTTATATTAACCGTAATGATTATATTTATCTAGGTTTCCATGCGAGAAACACGCGACGGTTGCCTTATAACGTTGAAATGGACATCGGTTATGAATACTTAGAATACGATAGTTTATCCAGCACTCAAAGAAATCAATCAGTTTGAGTCTTCTAAGATATCAATGCACTCATCTAACAACTGTGCTTTAGTATGACCATCAACGAGATCATAGCCAAGTTCAAGTGCCCAGCTTAAAAGTTGTTTTTTTGTCATTTTGCTAAGGTCTTCAACTGTAGTTAAAACCTCAACAATAGAAACATCTTGTTCTTTTTGTTCGGGTTCTGCGTTATCCGTTGTAGTTGAATCGGAAGGAGAGTCACTAACGGTCTCAGGTACAACAGTGACTTGCATAGTGGTTTTTTCAGAAGTTTGTGGTTCAATCTCCTGTACTTCAGGTAATCCAGCCAACGTTCGCTTCAGTACAGATCCACCGCTGATTTTGGAGAACTGATACTCAACTAATACCTCAGTTGTATCAGCAGAAACAACAGCAATACGCTCAAGATGACATTTTGGGAAAGTGAAGTTACCAAAACCATCATGTCGGATCTCAACATGCATACCTCCTTTGACATGGGGTACAACTAAACGAACAACAGTACCATTATTAAGCTCAACACGGAAAATTGCACAATCGATATACTGACTACCTGCACGATTCCACCAACGAATAAAACGATTAACAGTTCCTCGTGCCGGCTGAATAAGTTTGATTCTCCCCTCTGTGTTATTTTCGATAACGTGGTTACCACCTTTAAAAACAACTCTATCAGTCATTTGATTGCACTAAATATCTATCTTTATTTTAAACTGTTTTAGAATTTGACAGTTTAATCCATCGCAAATTATTTGCTCTGCAGTCAGCTCGGTTGCCATTAATATGTTTTATTCGGCTACAGCCTCTTGTTCTTCCATAAGGTGTGGGAGGCATTCCTAAAAATGCGTATGCAACAAGCACATGTATCTGTACAGTAAGAATACTTCTTCTACCAATTCGTTGAGTCAGGTTTACAGTTAAGTATCCGTTCTTTTTAAGTTTAGGTTTAAGAATTCGCTCTATTTCTCCTTTAGTACTTTTTACGTCACCTTTTTCATTAACATAATATTCAATGCAGCTTTCAAAACCTGGCAATGTGTGAACAGGCACCCATACATCACAATCAATAAATTCCATTCCCTAGAATTCTGGGGGACACCAATAATTGTAGACGAATTATAAATTACTATACCATTATGTGACTAAGTCGAAGTCACTTATAAACCTTTTAGCTTACGGAGTTAATCCCTATGTGGATTGATAATGATTTTCCGAAGCTTCTTGGTGCAGAACTGTATCGTCCCCACCCCGCCTACATCATTGAAATGGCTGTAGAGCCTGTGGTGGTTCACGATTTCTCAAAGCAACCCGGTCAAACTGTTCAGCTTGATCGTTACCGCTTCTGGGGCAAGCCTGGCACCAAGGAGTCCCGTGAGCGGACTGCCGATCAAACACTTGGCACCGCTTCTGCCCGCAATATTGTGAAGGACAAAGTGCTGGTGACTCTTCGTGAGTACACCGGTCCTGCTGATTCACGCGATACAGCTGCTCCTTCTACCTTCAAAGTTGCACGTGAGACCCTGATCACTGCCCAGCGCCTGCTGCTGGATACTGGCAACCTCAACGTGTTCCACCAGTCCATTGGTTCTCTGACACTGCTTGACGACTATCGTCGTTGGCGTGATCGGGTGTTTGCTAACGAGCTTCTTAAAGCTGAAGCAAACGGCGCAGCCGACAAAGAACAAGGTGGCTACTATCTGCCCGGTAGCAAAGCCAAGGGCGGTTCTGGCGGCACACTGGGTGTGACTTACGCATCCGGCGAGTCTGCAAAGTTCGACATCACTACTGATCTTTTAGAAGTAGTGAAGGACATGCGCAAGCGTAACGTCCCGACTTTCGCTGATGGCTACTACCGCTGCATTGTGGATCCCACCGCAATGATGCATCTGCGTCAGAACTCTGACTTCCGCGAGATTGCTCGCTATCCGGGTCAAGGCATGATTAACCCCATGCAACCCAACGCAGCACCTAACGCCAACTTCTATCAAGGCATGGGTCCTGCTTACGGCCAAGCTGGTTTTGTTGCCGGCCAACCCGTTATGCCAACTGGCTTCCTTTTCGAAGGTGTCCGGTGGTTTGAGTCCACCAACCTGCCTGAAACAACCTATAACCTGATCATTACTGATAAGGCTGCTGGCGCTGCTGATTACACAGCATCTCAGTTAATCTTCTTCGGTCCTCAGGCTGTCGGCGTCGGCATCGGTGGTAACAACGCTCAGATTCTGTTGAACAACAACGATGACTTCTCTCGTTTCATCATCATGATCTGGTCTCTGTTTGCCGGTTTTGAAGTTCTGAACAAGGACTTCATCACGGTTGGTTACTCTTTCGTTTACTGATAGGAGGTAACTAACAATGTCCGTGATTTTTCCTGGTAATTACGTAGCCGACCTCAACGCATACCGCGAACAGGGTGTTTATGCGACCCCTGGTGTTGAGTTCTATCAAGTGCGCGGTGTGGCTCTGGTAACAGCGAACCTGACTGGTGGTGGCACATTGTCCCCTCAGATTCTGTCTCCTGACCTGCGCCAAGATGATAAGCCCCGTCTCGACAAGGCATTTAAAGTGCCTGCCGGCTCAACTGTTTATCGCACAGCTATTAACGTCGTGAACCTCAAAGCTTCCGGCACTGATACTGTTCGTGTTGATGGTTTAACAACTACAACCAACACTGAAGCTACTCTGACAGCTTCTTCCGGTGTATTCCCCGCTGCTGGTGCAACAACCAGCTTCGACTTCGGTACTACCAAGTCCGTTGAATCTAGCGAGATCACCATTACCGCCCCCTACTCCGGTGCATTGACTATCGATAATCCCGATGATCAAGCATACGTGATTGTTGAGGTGTGCTACTTCAAGAATGCAGCAGCCCCAGTTGCTGATGACTGCCATGTTCCTTACAAGGTTGAAGCCGGTTCAGGCACCTGATCGTTCAACTAATAACAATCAAACGCCCTCTTGGGGGCGTTTTTTTGTGCCTATAATATTAGGGAAGACAAGAATAGATTATGTCAAACTTATTTCAAGACTCAAAGACAGGTAAATTAGTTGAGTTTATCAATAAGCACGATAAAGAATATGCAATGGTACGTGATGCTGGGGGCAATATTACGTATGTAGGAATTGATCAGTTAGTTCCTTATGACCGCGAAAAAGGTCGGTTAGCTAAGGTAGCAGCGCCTCAAATTGCACCAGAACCTGAAGAGCAACTGCCTGCAACTGTCGTACCTATTGAAGATGCACGCTTAAATCTTAATACGGCTCCTGCTGAACAAATTGCAAAACGTTTGCCAGGTGTTGGGTATGCAACAGCAAAACGGATTGTTGAATTGCGTATGTCATTATCAGGTGAGCGATTTGCAAATTTATCACAGCTAGAAAATATTCCACGAGTTAACTGGGAACAATTAATCGAAGAGGATTTGATTTTTATTAGTTAAACTAGTACTAGTATTATCAAAAGAGATAGATGCTCACTATTGAAGAAGCACTGCTATTTCAAGCTGTAAAAGACGAAGAAGATCGCGAATTGGCTATTCAACAAGCTGCAGTAGCAGGCGGTTTAGGAGGTGCTGGAATTGGTGTGCTGGGTGGCACAATTCCTCATTCAATTGGAAATACAATTAATAGGGTAAAAGATGGATTAGCAGCTAAACAAGGTTTATCTCCAAGAGTTCCATATGGCACACGTTTAAAGCCAGGTTTTCGAATGGCAGGTGGTTTGACAGGTTTAATTTTAGGTGGAGGACTTGGAGCTGGAACTGCTGCGTTAATGAAAAAAGATTCAGAAGCAGGGCAAGTATTGGCAAGCATTCAAGCCAATGGTGGCCAAGTAAGCGCTGATGATGCTCGACGTTTGGAAATGATATTGGGTGATATCTACAATAATCCTTCTCAGGTAGTGTAATGGAACTAAACGAATACGATAAATCACGAGTTAGATTCCATTTAGGTTTTAATGTTGGCGCTCAGATTCCTGCGGGCGATCGAGCCAGGCTTGAAGAAGCTCTTTCTTTAATTCCAGATGAATACTGGTTAGAGCAAGTTAACTATCATATTCAACGATGTGACAATGCTTGGAAAGTAAGTGCATATTTTCCAGATGACATTTTAGATCCAGATGGGACTGGGGTTGTTAATTTTTCACGTCAAGAAGTCATTTCAGGCGATGTCCAGAGAACCATTAATACGTCTGATCCACTTAAGGGCGACGAATACTATCGTGAGATTTATTTGCGTGAGTGCGATCGATTAGCTGAAACATTATACGTACCAAATTATCGGCGTCCTGAAGTCAGACGATATGCCTTCGAACGATCTGGTGCAGAATTTATTATGGCAATTCCTGGACCAGCAGATACAGCTGTCGGATCACGGATTCAATTAAATCAAAGTTGGAGATAATTGTAGAATAGATTTAGATAATTATAGATAGCACTATGTATCCTGTACAGGGAGGAACCCAAAAGATTACAATTAATAAACCGGATCCTCGTGAGTATGAAGCTATGCGAGCTATGCAAGAACGAGAGGCAATTAAACAACTTCCCGAAGCTGTATCACGGACACGTACAAAGTATGGTGCTGTGACTGCTCTTGAAGATGATATTAAAAATCCAAATTTCTCTCAAGGATCTTCAGCTGCTAATGCTCCAGCAACACCTGAAACAACTGGACGAATTGGTAATGGAATTGCTACATCATCAACTGTTGTACCTGACCAGGATCCAGACAAAGTGCAGATGGATGCAATCATGAATGAAAAGCATCGGCGTCGTTTAGATATTATTGCTCGGGCAGCAAGTAATGCTGACGATAGCAACAACAATCGTCAACAAACAATGAGGGCTTGATCATGGCAAAAAGCAAACTTCAAAATGCAATGATTCTTGACAAGAATCGTTTTAAACTTGCAAAACAAATGCCTGTTGTTCAAGGCGGTCCTATGAACAACAACCCAATGAACGTAACTAGTATTCAAACGGATAGTGGTAGTTTAAGTGGTTTTTCTCAATATCCTTATGGAGATATGGGTGTAGCTGGTTTAGCTGGTGTAGGAACAAATGCTGTGTTTCCCGTAGAAAGGTCAAAATTACCTGGTAATACACCAATGGGCAGACGGCTAAATAATAAAGCTCCTTATGGTTTGCAACAGCAGCCGTCAACACAAATGGCAGATGCATTAGAAGGTTCACGTCTTGCTAACGATGCATCTAACCGTGGTTTATTTACTAACATGGCAATGGGTCCAGTTGGTTCTCAAGCAATTGTTCCTGGTCAATTCCCTGGAAACATGGCAAATACTAATGGCCCATTTATGCAGCAATTTATGCCTACAGCATCAGTTGATCCAAAAACACCCGGTGCTAATAAAACAGTTATCAAAAAGAAATCTAGTAAAAACAAAGGTAAAGCATAATGGCATCTACAGCAACAAACAAACAACCTCTTCTGGTTGATCGTGTATTTCACACTACAGTGGCAGGAAATACTTTGACATCAGGATCTGCGACATCCTTAGACATTCTTGGAACTAATGAATCGAAAGTTTTGATGAACTGTTCGCAGAATGATGGTGGAATTGTCGAAGATTTGTATGTACTAGCACGAAGTACAACTGCTTATAAAGCATTGTTTTACTTTAGTACAAGTATCGACTACCTTCGTCCTACAGAAGCAACCTATGTTGGACAACTTACTAGTTCAACTACAGCAGGCACAAAAACATCGTCTACTGATTTGCCAAAAGTATTAGCACCTTTACCTGGAGCTGGTAGCAGTTCACAAGTCACTGCATTGTACGTACCTAAAGGAACAGTTCTCTGGTGCTCACTGCAGCTTGCAGCACCTGCTAATTCTGCTGACACACCAATCATTGGAGCTCAAGGCGGATTCTACTAATGCCTAGAAAGCAAAATGGCTTTGGTTCAGCATCGTCATTTGCCTTTAACAAAGTTAATAACAAAGTAAGCCAAGGTAAGCGACCAGGAGCTGCTGGTTATTATCCAAGTGATCGACAATTTGGAACTAGTGTTCATCGCTCTGTTATTGAGCAATATGATCTGGATAGTAAATGGGTGCGTTGGAGAAAAGGATTAGAGTTTTACTATCAAGCCGCTTGGAATCGGCTTCAAAGAAAAAATCCAAACTATGATCCTTACGATCCCACCAGTAAAGAGATCATAGATTTAGATATTAATGCAAAGCTTTATCAAGGAACAGCTGGTGAAATTGATGTGAAATTCGATGGTTACAGATTTGCGACTAAAAATTCAGATACAGCCAATCACTATGTAATTAAAAGAACCCCTGTTAACCCATTGTCTTTAGGTGTTGTATCATCTGTTCTCAACAATCAAGATACATATTCAGATAATTTTGAAAGAGGAGAAGTCTGGGCACGCGTAACTCCATCAACACAATCATTTATGTTGCGCAATATGATTGGTGAACGCATTACTGATGGAGTCAGTGAAGCATCAATCGCTAATGTACTTACACAAAATGAAAAACCATCTATTTACACAGGCAAAACTCTAGATCCTGATAATCAATCTACAGTAAAAATTACTGTAAGTAAAGCGTCCTTATTAGCATCGAGCCATGTCATTGCTAATGGTGGTGATATAAATAGTATTATTGGTGAGCTTGGTTATGTCAAAGATTTTTATATTGAACAGCCTATTACATCAGCATTCAAATTTAAGGATGTAAGCAATTATAATGCAGCAACAGGCAATCAAGATTACTTTACTGTTGATGCTATTTTCACAAAGACTGGAGTAAGTTTCGACATCCTTGATCAAGATAACGAGTTTCCACCTACACTAATTGACATTTCAACATTAACAAGTCTGTTTACAACTGCTAATGCGGATATAGAAATATCAGGTAAGTATTTCTATAACAAAGAGCTTTATCAACGTTTCTTTGGGCAAAAATATCTGACAGCAGATCTGGTTCGATCAGAGGTAACTACAGCATCCTTTGTGGTGTTCCCTTTTACAATATTATCCATCAAAGAAGTAGCAAGCAATGTTGAAATCACATCGGTTCCATTTTTAGGAGAATGTAAGTTATTTGCACCTTTAGGCAGTCAATCAACTATTATTTTTAACGACAAAAGTTTTGCAAAAACAGAAATTGATACAGATGCTGCAGGTAATTATTACCACGAAGACGTGAGAGACGAAAATGGTAACTCTTTGTCTCAATGGACAGTCATCGACACTGATGTTGATCCATGGGCACAGACGGTCTTTAGCTCGGGACAAGGGCTTGTCCCTGCTGTGATTTATGCCTGTAGTTGTCCAGCTCATTCCCATGCTCAGTTACGGATGCCTCAAGCAACAGAGAGTGATGAAAAACGCAAGCTCAACAGGCAACAGCGGTTTCCACTTCCGACTGCACTAGGACTTGATCGATTTAACGAGGGAGCATTAACTCAAATTGGAGGCATAGTTCAATCATGGGCTACTCCTGAATATAAGTTGTCTTACAAACAATGTAAACATTCAATTGCTGCTCGCTTTATTGAAAGAAACAAAACCAAAGAACCGAATAGTTATCCATCATTTTCATCACGGCAACGATTCGAAGAGAAATTAAAATCAGAGATTAATGACATTGGAGAAGAGTTTCGTATGTCCTACGAAAGAAGTGGTTTAAGTACATTGGAAATTGTTTTTTCTATGGCAGAAGCGTTAAACTTAGATGATGCAGAGCTTGCTTTTGTTATCTTAAATTCCAAATAAGTTTGTCGATACAATAGAAAAAGTTAGCAGGTACTAAAGTGTCAGATGGTTATTCGGGCGTAACAGATGCTTTAAGCAATTTAGTCCTTAGAAATGGATCCGTTGCAAAAGATTATCAGCCTAACTTTCAAGGAATTGTAGACGGCATTAATGATATATCCAGAGAGTGGAGTGGAGCGCAACCTGGTCTTTATCCACCTGGTTGGGCAACTTCAGAATCTGGTGGAGTGATAACTGGTGCATATGTAAATGCTCCAACAAATGGACAACTATGGTTTGACACACGACATGGCCGTTTAATGGTCTATGTAGAAGATGGATTTTATCAAGCTAATGGTGCTGATGTGTTGACACGCGTAAGTGATACTCAACCAACAACAGTGCAATCTATTGAAGGTGCATTATGGTATCAACCATCCACAACAAATTTGTATTTATTTGATGGAACAAATTGGATCAATATTAGTGTTACCGCAGTATCTTCTTTAAAAGCAAGTTTATACAGCGCAGTAAATGCATCTACTGACTATGCATCCTTAAAGGCCAACTTATTAGCAGCATTATCTTAAGTCGTTGCTAGGATAATTTAGTAGATTGCTATAAGCCTATGTTTACACCCGAAGATTTTCAATTATCACTTGAATCTCAATTAAAACTTCGTGTAATAAACGATGAGGTTGACGCTTGTAAAGATGTTTCAATTCTTCAAGAGCAATTAAAAGCATCATCAGAATTAATGATGCGATATCAGACTATTTTAAATAGAATTCTAAAAGAACAAGTTCTTAAGAATCTTACAGACTTTACTGATAAAATAAAAGAAGATTCATAAGAAATAGCAATGCCAACATTGGGGGAAGGTAAAACTCAGTTTGGACGATCTTACGTCTATTTGAATCCTCAAGTTGATGGACAATATAGTAGTACTGGTGTGTGGAGACTAACAAATCAGGATTTGTCAACAGGTGTTGATTCATCAGACTTAATTAAATCAGCAACAGTCGCTGTTGGTTCCCCAACTATTAGTATTGGTCAACCTATTTATATTAATACAGCAGGAACAGCTGAATTAGCCGATGCTTCGACTTTAACAACAGCTCGTGTATCAGGATTAGCTACTGTAAGTGCCACAGCAGGTGCACAAGTTTCGTTCACAAGAAACCAAGGTTTAACTATACCAAACGTTAATACAATTGTCGACAACGTATCTAATGGGCTTTTAGAGCCAGGTAAATATTACTGGCTAAGTACAAATACAGGCAAGTTAACAAGAACTCCTGATACGTCAACGGCAGGCGCAGTTTTATTGCAAATTGGACTTGCGCTTAGCACAAGTGAATTGCAGATTGAAATTCAAGCCCCTGTGGTAATTTGACATGGCTGATCGTAAACTAACCGTTTTAAACCCAAATGGTTATCAAGAACTTTTACAAACAGCAGATCGACTAGTAATTTCTTCTAGCTCGTTACTGGCTGCTACAGAATTAAACGGTGCTTTAACAGGTACGACAGCTTCATTTACAGGCAATGTCACTATTAATGGTACACCTTCCGCCAATACAGATGCGACTACAGTATCGTTTGTAAATACTGCAATTGCAGGAGTTACACTTACTGCATCTGCTCCCATATCAATCAATAGCCTAGATATTCAAATTGCAGGTGCAACTGAAAGTTCTGTAGGTTCGACTCGGTATGCAACCAATGCTGAGTGCATTGCTAATAGTGTTGTTGATGCGGCAGTGAAACCAAATCAGTTAGCTTATATTCTTGATGATTTGACAATTGCTGGGACGTCTCCTGTAACTGTATCGGAGTCTCCTGCAAATTCATTTACGATTGGTGTTAATACATCGACAACAACAACGACTGGAATTATTCGATTATCAACAACATCTGAAGCTGCTGCTGGTACGGTTACATCAACAGCAATGACACCAAAAAATGTTGCCGATGCAATTGCTGCTATTCCAGATTCTAATGATACTGTACGAGGTTTAATTCGAATTGCTACAGGAACAGAAGCGACAACTGGTACAGCAACTAATGTTGCAGTAACTCCTGCACAACTTACAGCCAAAGTCGATACTGTTGACGTGACGGCAACACTCCCTTTAACAGTTTCGCAAACAGGGAGAGTGTTTGCATTAGCTGCAAACTACGCAACAACAAGTACTTCAGGTGTGATGCGGTTTGCAAATAGTTCAGAAATTGCAGCCAGAACGGCAACGAATGTTGCTGTTACGCCAGCAGATATGGAAACACGTTTAGGTGGTTTAACAATTGTTAGTGCTGACACAACACAAGAAGGTTTAGTCGAAATCGCTACAAATGCAGAGACTGCAGCGGGTACAGATACAGAAAGATGTATAACCCCTGCTTCTTTAAGGTATGCATTAGATCAAACAGATTATTTACTAAATGGTGGAACATATTGATTACAATAGTTATAGGATTTTTCCTATATAGAAAAGGTTTTTACCATGAAGATTCAACTAAAGCGTAGCAATGTACTGGAATCTGGTGCCGCAAAAGAGCCTACAGCATCACAACTAGAGTACGGTGAACTTGCAATTAACTACAATAACAGTGATCCAGCAATCTTTTTAAAAGATAGTAATAACAACATCATTCGTATTAGCGGAGTTGGCAATATTGCAGATGATGGATTGACTAATGTACCAGCCGGTACAACACCTCCAACAAATCCAACGCCTGAGTCTGGAAATCTTTGGTACAACTCTGATGAAGGACGTTTATATATCTACTACGTTGATGCAAATACTTCTCAGTGGGTAGATGCAAGTCCAGACAGTTGGGATCCAACTGTTATGCCTGTTACGACTAATCCAGCAGCTCAAACTGGTACATTAGATGATCGCTATGTAATGGAAAATGGCGACACAATGACTGGTGCGCTATTGCTTGATAATGCGGCAAGTGCTAGTGCGCCTGATCTTAGTTTTGACGGTGACGCAAATACT